CCTGCACAAGGACACCATAAGCGACCACGATGTAGCTGTAGATTGTTGCTGCCATTGTTATTTTCCTCCTTTGAGTTTTGCGAGTTCTGCCTCAAGTGTCGCGATTCGGCTCTGCATGTCTACCATGCCCTCCATAACGGCAAGCTCCGTTTCTGGTACGTTTGCCGTTGGCTCTTCTGTTGCCTGCACAGGTGGAGCCGGAGGCGCGGAGACGGGCTTGCCTGTCTTTGGGTCGCGGATGTAGCCCGTGCCGTTGTCGCCCGCACCACGGTTGCCGATATAGTGCTGGTAGTCCTCATCTGAGATAGGAATGTACCCGTCGTCAATGTACGCCTGACGCTCTTCGTTGGTGGCGTAGTGGATTCCGGCGATCACTGTCTCCGTGCGTTTCCCCTGTGCATCAAACTTCGACAATTTTCCCTTTTCCATGTCAGTCCTCCTCAACACCCAATTGCAAACCATTCTAATCCGATTTTTTTAATTTCCGTATTCAGGGGTACGTCAATTTCTAGATATTCATTGTTTCCGCCAACGAAAAAATCTTGCGCCGTTCCAGGCTGCGAGTTCTCCCATGAATAATGGGCTTCGCGATAAACACACATTTTCGGAAACACAATATTATAGGGGATCCGCAACCTTTGCCACCCATCCTCTTCGCGGAAAACCACATTTTTGCTTTCAACGTGCCCCCACTGCAAAATCATCCCGCCCAAAAAACTCCCCAGACAAACGCAGCCATTCCACTGGAGATTGTGCCAGCTTCCGCCAGTTCCGATCGCCTCCTTGAGCTTTTCCAGCGTCGCCCTGCGTACGCCATTCGCCACATTTGCCACAAGGACGCTGTCTGAAAGACCAGGCGTCGCCTCGGCAAAGCTCATAAATTTCGTATCTGCCATTATTGTTCTCCTTTCATTGAGAAACACATAAATCCATTACAGTGTGCGTTCCAACGCCGTGATCTCTGCGTCAAGTGCAATGCAGCGCAGCCGATACCAATGCAGTATCTGACCGACATTGTTAGTGCCCGTGCCGGGCATCCACGGCCAGCGCAACGCCTCATAGTCGTGGTTGGCTTTCGGGATGCCGACGGCATAATTCATCAGCCGATGTGTCACCGCCTCTTCGCTGAGCGCTCCCTTGCGCAGTTCCCTGTACCGGGTGCACAGGCGCGTTTTGTCGTATGTGTAGATGAGGTGCATCAAACGATGTGTTTGTTTGAACCACGCAAAGGTGCATCCAGAATCCGGGCGGTAATAGCTCTTCCCATCCCACTCATTTCCAAGAACTCCGTCCATATCATAGGCCGCAAAATACCACTTCTTTCCATCGAACGTATCGAGCAAATAGTTTTTGTCCAGTCCGTCCGTATTGTTGATGAGGCAATTGAAAATCATGTAATCAACTGCAGAATCAAGGTCAATGTACGCGCCGCAGGTCGCGGCGTAGTTTGTCCCAGTGCTGCTCATGACCGCCTGTATCATTCGGTTCAAAGATTCAGCGATCCGCGCTTGATGCTTCTCATCCTTGCAGTATTCAACAGAAAAATCCTGCTCCGTGAGATTGCCGCTGGAATCGACCGCCGCAAGCGCCTTGAAGCAGGTCGGGACGCTGTGCGTCTCCGCGCTGACAATCGCTTCATACTTGCCATGTCCCATCTTTGCCATCCATGCATCTTTTGGGATAGTGAGCGAGTACAGCCCCCAGTAGACGTCATTGATGGCGATAGCGATAGGTAAGCCGTCAATCGCACCGTAGTTCAATCCTGCTGATAGCATGGGATCCGCTTCTGTGAGGATTCTGCCGCCGTTTTGATCAGTGATGTAGTTCCCGTTTTGGTCGGTTACAAGGTCGTTGGAAGCGATGCGCGTCCGCCGCACGTCGCCCCAAAGTCTCGCGCACACGACGTTGCGAACGTGAGAGAAGTCCACCCAGTTTGCCTTGACGACATATTTCTTCTGTGCGCCCCATCCGAAATCGACGGGACGCTCAAACGTCAATGTGTAGTTCTTTTTGGGGTACGCCTGCGATGACGACCCCTGCACTCTGACTTTTGCGAGGGTGCCGCTGATTCCGAATCGCAGGAACGAATAACGCACACTGTCCTTGAGTGTGCCGGATGCCTTTGTTGCAAGCTGCATCATCGAGCCGTCATCGTAGAGATACAAAATTGGGATAGGGTACTGTGCATATTGGGCGGCAAACGTGCTGCCCATTCGCGCCGCCACGGCTGCTGCGTCTGCGGGTACGCCCGCTGCCGTCAGCGTGGAGTCCGTGACGGGGAGATAGACTTGACTAAGGATCCTATTTCCAGTCTCATCCGTAACGTAGTTTCCCTGCTCGTCCATGAGGTAGGAGTCCTTCAGCTCCACCGACAGAGCGAGCTTCGTGTGGATATCTTCGGTGGTCGTCTGCAATCGCTGTGTGAGTGCCGTGTCTGCGCTTTGCAGGTTTCTGATGGCGTCGTTTTGTGCGGCGTCAACGGTATCGATGCGTGCAATGTGCGCGGCGGCTTTTGTTTCTCCGATTGCGAATCGGTCACCGACCGTTTTGGCGTCCGCTGCCGCTCCACTGACTGCAAGCGTTGGGTCAACGCCGATTTCTGCAATCTTTGCTGCCGCCGCCGCTGAAACAGCCGCCGCTCTCGCCTGTTCTGCCGCACGGTCGACGTAGACCTGCCCTTCCCTATCGATGCGCAGGATCGCGTCTTTTGCTTTTGCGGCTGCCGCTTCAGCAAGACCGACGTCGAACTTGTAGCCCTCCGGAATGCCGATTGGGACGGCGCCCTGTGTCAGCTCCTTATACAGAATCTCATCTCTAGTCACTATGCATCACCTCCCGGACAATAAATCTGCTTGGATAAATGAGCGTCATGTGCATTCCTTGCGGTGTGTCCAATGTCATGTCATACCAATACGTCCGCCCTCCTTTCAAAATCGCCATCTCCTCTTTTGTCCCATAGACGCAGATGATGTTGTTGAGCGTATCAATGCCGCACGCAATTCGCTTGACAAGCTTTGACCCGTCTGGCTCCTCGTTGATATTAAAATAGATCGTCTCACTGCCATCCAGCACCGCGCCATGAACTTTGAAGAACGTCAAAAACGTATCTTTAGCGCTGACCATCAGCGTTTTCCCTTTTACCGTAATCATGTATCCTCACCTCCTGCGGATACTGTCACTGTCGCCTCTGCTTCAACTCCTGCTGTGCCCGCTGCGTTCACAGCCGCAACCTTTAACGTATACGTCCCTGCCGGCACATTGTCGAACGTATAGAACGGGTTGAGCGTACGGGTGCTCTTGTTGCCTAGTGTCAGCTGATAGTATTGGAGATTTGCCGCTGCCACATCTGCCCACGCTGCCGTAACCACATGCCCTTCGATGTTCACTGTCAAATGCGTAACCTCCAGCGATTTGATCATGGATGCCAGACTGCCAATCGCGACACTGATGCCGTTGGAGCGCAGCAGATTATTCACCGTGACTACCTTGACATACGCCACAGAAGCATCGACCTCACAGGAGTATTGCGCAGCATCAAGACCTCCGATGACAGCGTTCCAGGTGACGTTATCACGGGACGTGTAAACCTGATACGTGCCGGTGCTCTGCCGTTCCCAGCTCACATCAAGCCGATAGTGGATGGAGCCGTCGTCCCCCATGTACTGATACCTGGCCGCATTCAACCCCGCGACATTTTTGACTTTCCTGTCCGCTGTCGCATATTGCGGCGCGGGGATATCATAGTTTTCCCCATAGACACGCGCATCATACTCAATGCATTCAATCTTGCGTGTGAAATCCTGCGCCCGCGAAATACCTTTGACAACGAACGGCTTAGAGCCGACCTCAGCACGTGCAAGGTCAAAAATATCCCCTTCATGCGGGGGGTCTTCTGCGCTCAATTCAGTAAGGCGCACCCTGCACCAGCCATCCTCATTCGCAAGAATTTCCACCGGGGTCGTATACATAGCATCGTTGACGGTACGATATTGGATCCGAAAATCGCCTTCCACCTCCACAAGCTCAACCGGCAGCAAAAGTTCATCTCCGTCAACCTCATGGATGCGCCCGGATTTTGCCCAGCGGGGTACATCATGCGCGATAAGGACAACATCGCCCACGGTACAAGCAATGGCGTCCACGTTTGCCTCAAAACTGATGGTACGCACGAGGTACTGATTGCTGTAGAGCTGATACATTCCCTCGCGGTATGCCTGCTCGTATGAGGTAATGCCGTTAAAGGTTGCCTGTGCCGTTTTCTCTTCGGCGTCTGTATCGTATGAGTCCGCATAGATTGTGATAGTCTCACGGTTGTAGTCATTTGCCGCATCCGTATAGGTCAGCTCCACGCAGTTTGCACGGTCACTCGTCTGTAAAAACTCCTCATGAAACGATCCCGCGATGATATTGCCCATCCCGAACATCTGCGACGGCTGCTGGACGTGGTCATAGACGCAGCCGTAGCGCGTTCCAAATCGTATGACCTTCCCACGCCCGACGGCGGCGATATGGGTATTGATCACAGACAGCATCTCGCCCAGCGTATTGAGTTCAATGTTCACCTTGAGATTCTTCGCCGTGCAGTAATCCGCCCATTCTCTAAACTGGTCATAGATCATGTACTTTGCAGGAATCCCGCGCACCTCATACGCCCAAGCCCCCGTATTGGCATCCTGCAGCCGTGCGCATTGATGCAGTACATCGTAGGCCGCCCATGCGGGATTGTCCGAGGGTGCACGCTCATACGCTTCTGATGTTGGATTCCATACGAGCACGTAGGGTCGTGTTTTGAGGAATTTCAGCGTTGGCGTACCGCTCAGCTGGTCGGTTGCAAGCGCCTTGATGCCGATGAGCGCGATGTTTGGATACCGAAAGTCATCATGGACGATTGACGTCACAGACGACCACCAACAGCGCACCATGGCGCGCGTACTGTTTATGTCATGGCTTCTACCCGTGACCTTCAGCCGTACTTGATACGCGCCGGCAGGGAGCGGATCCAGCCGAAACTCTTTGCGCAAAGCGGAGGACTGCTGCCCCCTGATGCGATGACCTTCCAGAACAACATGAAATGTCAGACCCTCTATCAAGTGATCAACGCCGAAATCGCCAACACTTCCTGTCCCCGTCTCAACGTGTCCATCTGGATAGGTAATAGCCCCCCCATCTTTGGAGTTCGTGAGCGTATACGCCCCCTCTGGAGGTGTACGCCCATCAAGAATACGTACCACATCAACATCCGTCGTCAGCCCCCCGAGCAGCGTTTTCCAGCCCCCCGTATCGCCTAAGCGATATTGTCCCAGAACATCAACCCACGCCGCGCCAAGGCTGCCGTCGTCGTTGGCATAGTACAGACCGTTGGAGAATTCCACCTTGATGATGATCCCCTCTGCCGCATTGCCCGGAACGATGTCGATGCGTTCCTCTTCGAGGATCTGATATCCAAGAGTCTTTGTGCTGTAGGTGTCGTTGAAATTCGGGATAACCTCCTGCGTGTTCGTGCCCTCGCGAATCTCCACCGTCAGGTTTTTGTAGTAGCCCACGTCGTTATCGTTGATCTGTATGTTGTTGATTGTCAGGGGGCCTTCACCCGCTGCGACAAGCCAGTTTAGGTATTCTTGGTTATCCCTCACATCGACGAACCTTGCAATGGACTGCCCGCCGCTTTGTACCGTGCCATAGGTCAATGCGATCGGATTGTTCTGCCCGCTCATGGTTGTAACGCCATCCCATGAGTAGGTCGGCTCACGCAGCCCGTCGCCAAATCTTCCGTTATCCACCCGTTGACCAAATACGCGGTTGATGAGCGTACCGCCGACGAACATCACCGCCGCTGAGGCAAGCACTGCGCCAAGTGCCCCTTTGGCAAAGAAGGATCCCGCCTTTGCCCATGCGCCGCCCGCGATACCGCCAGAGTAGACGGACAGGGCAATCATGG